TCAGTCTCGCAATAAAAACACATACGGGGCATCGCAGCAGCGGTGCCCTAAAACTATATCTAACGGTTACGTTACGTTTACGGTATAGGTTACGGTTACGGTATGGTTACGGTTATACACGGAACGTCCGTGGATTTTTGGTCGGACGTTCCTATGGAATATCCCGAAAAAGGAGGACTTCGTATGGCTTCTCGCATCGCCGAGAAACTGGCCGCGAAGAAGGCGGCCATCTATATTCGCGTCTCCACTCATTGGCAGGTGGACAAAGACTCCCTCAAAGTTCAGCGCCGCGAACTTATCGCCTATGTCACGCTGGTGCTGGGCATCACCGACTACGTCGTGTTTGAAGACCCCGGCTACTCGGCCAAGAACACAGACCGCCCAGAATATCAGGCCATGATGGATCGCATCCGCACAGGCGAGTTTACCCACCTTGTCGTCTGGAAGATTGACCGTATCAGCCGCAACCTGATCGACTTCGCCGCCATGCACGACGAACTGCAGTCCCTCGGCGTCACCTTCGTCTCCAAGAACGAGCAGTTCGACACCTCCTCCGCCATCGGTGAGGCCATGATGCGCATTATCCTGATTTTCGCCGAGCTGGAGCGCAAGACCACCGCCGAGCGCGTCACGGCCGTCATGCTCTCCCGTGCCTCAGACGGTCAATGGAATGGTGGCCGTGTCCCCTTCGGCTATTCGTGGTCGAAGGAAACAAAGACATTCTCCATCGTCCCCGAGGAGGCCAAGGCCATCCGCCGCATGGCCGAACTGTACGAGCAATACCAGTCCTTGCTCTATGTCGCCAAGTACCTCAACGACGCCGGTATCGTCACGAAGACGGGCGGCCAATGGACGCCAACCACGGTGCGCACCATCCTGACAAACCCGTGGTACATCGGCCAGTATGTCTATAACGTCCACTCAGACGGCAAGGGCATCGAGAAGCGCGACTCTGACGAATGGATCACCGTCGAGAACCACCACGAACCCATTCTGAACGAAGATGTATTCTGCCGCATGAGGTTCCTGCTGACTCGGAACAAGCGTGGCGGCGTTCCCTCTCACAAAACATACGTCAGGAAGAACATCCACATCTTTGCCGGTCTGCTCCGCTGCGGCCAGTGCGGCTCCAACATGACGGCCAACCTCGACCGGCGGCGAGCGAACGGCTTCCGCCCCTCCCAATACGCCTGTGGCCGCCGGCGGCGCAAAGGAACCTCCTGCACCAACAAATACATCTCAGACACCACGCTCGGCCCGTTCGTCCTGAACTACGTTGCCAACATCATCAGGGCCTCCAAGAACTCCTCTGAGGCCACGACGCCCGAGGTTCTGGAGCGTAAGCTGCTCCGTGGCGAAGCGTTCGAGGACGTGGCCTCCGTCAGCACCGACGCTCTGGGCCAGCTTCTCGATGCGTTCCGTTCTGCCGGTGACGCCGTGGAGTACCGCCCGCAAATCGCCTTCTCCGGTGATGACAACTCCATCCATGAAATTGACACCCTCCGCGCTCGGCGCCGCAAGCTCGACAACGCCCTCGCCAGATTGAACGCCCTGTACCTCTACGACGACGAAGCCATGCCAGAGAAAGACTTCGTCATGCAGCGCGGCCAGATCACCAAGCAGCTCGAAGAAGTCAACGCCCGCATTGAGGAACTGCAGAACCAAGAGTCCAGCGAGGAACTGGGCGACGACTTCATCGGCAAGGCCAGCTACTACATCATGGCGAACAAGCTGATTGAAGACCGCTACATCGACTACGAGAAGTACATCCGAGCCATTGACCCCTCTATCCCGCGCAGCTTCCTCCAGCAGATCATAGACCACATCGTCGTGAACGATGGCCGCGTCACCTCCATCACATTCAAGAACGGTGCGACCCACACATTCACCTACAAGACATGAGAAAAGCCCCGGCCTCATATACTGAGGTCGGGGCCATCTTGTGCAGTCTATGCAGTATCGCCGCAACATTATACGTCAAAAAAGTTGTTCAATTTTATAAGCATCCCCTCAAAGCTAACGATGCGTGATGCTTTTCGGTTATCCACGCGGCTTTTTCAGGTTTTTGCGTCGGTTAAGGCGTTTTCCCTGAAAACCCTTATTTTGCGGGCTTTTCGCCGTTTTCAGCCTTGGAGGGCATCACGTCTCCAATGAACATCGCATCACCGATGCTCACGCGAAGCGTGATTTTCGGATTTTCTGCATAGTAATTCATTGTTCCCTCCATACTTTGCAGATGCAAGGCGCAGCAGTCAAGACCGCCGCGCCACATTCTGCAATCTTTCTCGTATTTTCAGACGGTGGGTGTCTGGGGCTGCTTCCCTATTTCGGAGCAGAACGCCAGATAGTCGTCCACTGCCTTATGAAACTCTTCCTCCAAGCCCTCTGCATTTGCGGACTCGAAGTTCACTAAGTCGTTGATGCCGAGGAGCCTTCCGAAGAAGGCCCCGTCCTCGGCGGAGTATTCGGGCCTTGCCGAATACCCCTTGTACGTCATCGCCGCCTGCTCCATAGTTCAGAACAGGTCGCTGTGGGTTCCAGTTCTGGACAGCAGCAGCAAAAGCTCCTGCTCCCTGTACTGGTACACCAGCAGCCAATCGGGCGTGATATGGCACTCACGGAAACCGCCGTAATCGCCGGTCAGGAGGTGGTCTTTGTACTTCTCGTCGAGCTTCATGCCGTTGGCAAGCAATTCGATCACCTCGAAAATAAGCCTCTGGTCGTACCCACGTTTCTGCACCAGCTTCATATCCTTCTTGAAGCGGGTGGACATCCTCACATCGTACTTCATGCCTCCAAAGCCCTCTTCAGGTCTTCCATACTGTGGAAGGTCTCATACTGCTCAGGGTGGTTTACCATGTCATCAGCTTCCCGCATAGCGGCGATGGTGTCCGCATTGGGAACCTCGCGCTGAATGGAAAACGGGATGCAATTCTCGCGGATCGACTGCCGCAGGAAGATGTTGATTGCGGTGGACAGGTCAAGGCCGAAGTCTGCGAACAGAGCTTGAGCCTGTGCTTTCACATCGGCGTCAATGGAAATGCTGGTTGATACTTTCGCCATCTGAAATCACTCCTTTAATTTCTTTGAGTATATTATATCACATTATACCTTAAAGTCAATATGTTATACATATTTTGTGGCAAGAAAGCAAAGAGGCCGGGAAAATCCCGGCCTCTCCCCTACTCAGTCTTCGGTTTTCAAGGTGCCAACGCGCCGCCGAACATCGTTGACGGCGTAGATGGCATCCACCACTCGACAATCTCCAGCCAGACGGTCGAGGTCATCCGACACCTTCCTGATGGCGTCCCAAAGGGCATAGAAGGCATCCGTCGCCATGTCGGCTCGCGCTCTGTCAGCCGGCGCCACATCCAGCTCCAGATAGGTATTCTCGAAAGCAAACATGATGGCCTCCACCTTTGCGATGTCGAAAATTGCCTCGTTCAGATTTCTGTTCATTTTCTTTACTCCTTCGTGATGTATTGGCACTCGTACACCGGGGTAAAGACTTCATTCATAGCTGCACTGTCGGCTGCTCTCATGGGTGGGGAGTTGTTACGGGCCCTGTGCGAGCGTCGAGAGCAACGTCCGTGCCTCTTTTTGCTTTCCGCTTCTGTATTTACTTTGCAACGTGAGCCGTCACGAATCGGCCCAGCATTTCTCTCGCGTCCTCCACCCTGCCGGCAGCGCAGACGTCGAAGATGTACGCGCAGTCCTTGGCTGACATGATATGCTCTGGTAGCGTGTCGTCGCGGATCGTGTCGAGGAACAGCTCCTCGCGCTCATGGAGTGTCAGGTGCGTCTCCCAGACTATGCGGAAAATCTGCTTTGCGAGGCGATCCTCAATGACCGGCTCGGCGTACACGCCGCTCGTGGCGAAGTAGAACGTCAGCATTCCCAGCTTCAGGGCATCGGTGTATCGCTTCTCACTCTCAAGGATCTCAGCCATCTCCATCAGCCATTCGACAGCCTGCGCGATCTGGCCGGTGCGGATGCAGTCGTTGTACTGTCGTGCGGCGGCCTCGTAGCCACCGCGCTCGCCTGTTGTCATAGTCATTCCCTCCGTTATCAAAGAGGCCAAAAGCGTTCGCAAAGCCTCTGTATTTGTGATTATACCACCAGTAAATGTGATTGTGAAGTCAGGGCACCGTCAGGAATCGCCTGAAACCGTCAGTAACGTGTCCGTTTCATTTCCGTGGGTGTGTGGGTGGGTATCTGCAAAATCGTCGTACGCGGTCTCTACGCCGTTTTTACGCAGGCCGTCTATGATGGCCTCTTCCGATGGAAAGAAACGGAGAGCTGCCGACTCGTTTCCGTTGATACGCACCGACAGCTCTCCAGTATCAGGCCACGAAAACCGCAGCTCACTTTTCATCAGGGTCGTCCATCACGCACTGCTCCCCGTTGGGGAACATCTGACTTCCAATGCGATTGTACTCCTCGAAAATCTTGTCGAACGCCTCCTGCCAGACCTCGTCGTGGTCGTGCTCAACGCCGACCGCTACATGGGCAAGTTCGTGTGCAAGGATTTCGACCGCGTTGGCGACCTCAAGGCTCGGCTTGACGAAGACAGCAACAGATCCATCATCGGCAAAGTCAGTCAGGCCGTACACGGGCTTGCCATCCTCTTCGTCGCGGATCTGCGGCTCCCAGTAAATCTCGCAGTCCTTGTCGGGGTACAACTTCTTGAACGCTCCCCAGACCATAGCGAACATATCGTTCTGGAACGGCGCGATCAGCCGGTCTTTCAGATCCAGCGGAGAGAGCCGCGTCTCCTCGTACATCCGCAGGCGCTCTCTGGTCTCTGCGAAGGCCCACGCCATCGTGTAGAGCAGGGCAACCACGCCCTCAATCGTATCAATGCCGTCGAACAGCCACTCAGAGGTCGCACACGAAAGCTCCAAATCGTCTTTGAGGCGTACGTTCTCCAAGGTTTCGGGGCTGTACTTCTGCAGAATGTCCCGCGTCACGTTGCTCAGGGTCGCGTCTGAGAAGTCAGGCGCCGGCCCATAGCCGCGGACGTAAACCTCTTCGTCCTTGATGAACACCAAGTTCAGCGCCGCCTCCACATTGTCCTGCGGGTCGTCGGTCACAATGGGCACATACTTTTTCATTTCTCTTCCTCCTTCTCCTGCTCCCAGCGCAGGAACTCAACGCTTCCGATGACCCACTTCAGGGTCTTCCCGCCGTACATTTTCTGCAACTGCTCAAGCACGTTTTCGGGGACGCTGAAGCTGTCGCAGACGCAGACCGCTGGCACCTCACCTCGGCTGTTGCGCACCAGTACCAGATCATCCTTCTTTAAGTCTCTCTCCTCGGGCACTCCGAAAAGGTAGTGCTGCGCATCGTTCAGGTGATGCACGATGACGATTTTCATTTGAAATCACCTCCTTCGTCGCGGATCAAGCCTTGCATACGGGCCGCAGACAGCAGTTCTCCGAGCACCGCCTGCATCTTCCGAGGCCGATCCTCTTCGCTGGCACGGTTTGCCTCCGCAGCCCGCCACGCCAGTTGGCTGAGCACCCCTCTCAGGTGGATCATCCGGTCGTGGTCTTCCTTGGCAGAGGCAGCCATTCGCAACGCCTCCGCCATATCCTCGTTGTTCCGTCTGGCCGTGTCGTAACGGGTAATGCCAGTCTCCTGATAGTTCTGGAACGCCGTGTCAGCCTTGCACTGATACCGCTCTGCCAGCTCCATCAATTTCTTTTTGTCCATGTCTTGCTCCTTTCTACACCGCCACCATGTCCAGCAGGGCGGCCATCGTCGTGATGGTGTCGCCCACTTTGGCGACGTATTCGGGGAAGTTTGCCCTTGCAACAGCCGCGGCCATCGGCGGGCAAACGGCGTTGCCACAGCGGGCGACCTGTTCGTTCTTCGGGTACGGGTTGCCCATATAATCGCGGTCGATGATGTAATCGGGCGGGAACCCCATCGCATTGTAAAGCTCTCTCGGGGAGAGCATCCGCAGGCCAATGTCTGCGATGAAGTAGAGCGTCCCGCCGATGCTCAGAAGTAGCAGGTCGTCATCGGCCAGCTTATAACCGCAGTAGCGGTTCAGCAGTTCGCGGATCAGCGGCCAGCGATACAGATTCTCGTACGGGCCAGCCTTGCAAAGCAGCGTGTCGCAGAGGGCGAACACACCAGCCGACGTTTGTGTCGGCAGCGCATCCGTCGGGCGTGTTCCCACCTCATTCCCCTTGAACTTCACCACATGGGCCGCGCACACCGCATTGTGGTCGATGGCCGTCACCGTCGGAAGAGGCTCTTCCATCTTCTCGCCGACCACACCGCTGTAATACTTCACCAGATTTGCGCAGGTCAGACCGTAGCGGTTCGAGGCATCCACGGTGGGGATTGGAGCGCCGAGGCCAGAGGCTCGGACGTTTTCTGTCTGCTCGGTATGGTACTGAATGAGCGAGGGCGCCACGATACCGCCCGTATGCTTGGCGGTAATGGTTTTGTATGGGCCACGCACATCGGCGACGTGGCCGCCTCCTGCGTGATTACATTCGGCCAGATATGGGGTTACAAGCATCTGGTTCCCTGCTGTCGTCACGGTATGTACTGGATCCCCGGCAGGCGCTCCGACGCTGTTGCTGGTGTTCGTCGCCGTGAACGGTGCCAGCACCGGCTTGCAGAGGTTGTGCTTGCTGCTCCCGACCACCGTAGGCAGCGGTTCCTCAATGTCGTGTACCCGTGGGGCCTGTCCCTTTCGTTCTCCATAGCCGGTCGGGACGATATACGGCTGGCCGCTCTTGATGGTGAATTTATCCACGCCGCGGATGATGCGCCGCATGGTGTTGTCCGCCAAAGGCCGCACCGCCTTCAAATTGTACCGCTCCTTGATTTCCTCCTTGGTGTCGAAGATGGACGGGCAAGGTAGGCTCCAGTCGATGATCTCCGCCGCGCTGCGCCACGGTTTCAGCCTGCCGCTCTTCACGGCTTCGCTGTCCCGCGGAGCGTGGGTCGGTTCGGGCCACACAATGGGCTTTCCGTCGCAACGAGCAATCAGGACAAACCGTTTGCGGCTGGTCGGTGCGCCATAATCAGCCGCCACCAGCTCACGCCATTCGACCTCGTAGCCGAGATCCCGAAGCTGGCCGATGAACTTTCTGAACGTCGTGCCTGCCAGCTTCTTTACAGGCTTGCCCTTTCTGACCGGCCCCCACGTCTGGAACTCTTCGACATTTTCGAGGAAGATCACTCGCGGCCGCACCAAAGCGGCCCATCTCAGGGTGATCCACGCAAGACCACGGATTTTCTTATCAACGAGAGCCGCGCCCTTGGCCTTGCTGAAATGCTTGCAGTCGGGCGAGAACCACGCACCGCCCACGGGACGCCCGCGGCATACGTCACGCGGGTCAACATCCCAAACGGACGCCTGATAATGCTCCGTGTACGGGTGGTTCGTCTTGTGCATCAGGATTGCTGCAGGGTCGTGATTGATGGCCGCTGCCACCGTAATGCCGAGTCCGACCTCCATGCCCGTCGATGCGCCGCCACCGCCCGCGAAGCTGTCAACGAAGATTTCGTCGTCGATGCCGATTTGTGCGCAATTTCTCATATCTTCCACTCCTCCTCGTGCGGCTGAAGGAACCGGAAGGTCGCCGAGAGCTGCAGGTCGTTGTTTTTTTCTTCCTGCCTCTCGTAAACGACAGCGTCGTGTTCCATCACATATTCCGCGATGTTGTGCGCAGTCTCCGCTCGGAGCATCTTCTCCATTTCAGCCTCGTGCGTTCTGGCAAAGGCAGGCACAATCTTCACCGTCCTGACTGTCTGGATGTCGTAATGGAGAGCCTGCACGATGGGCGCAGGAAACATCGCCTCTGCGCGTGTCAGGCCGCCGAGCGCATGGATGATTTTTGCCTTCAGCCTGTCAATCCATTTCATGTGTGGCCTCCTCTCTTAATTTCTCCAGCGGGCATTCCCTGCAGTTCAGCTCAGCACAGCGCCTCAGCATCTTCACGATAACTCCTCGTCTCATGCCAGCGCCTCCTCTCTGCCAATCTGCTGGAACTTGTAGACGAAGACCCACGGGTTCGCATACCATCCCAACTCGTCGAGTTGGTCTGCAGAGATGGTGCTGTTCCAGAGATCCCGAAAATCCATGCGCATCGCTCTGTACGGCTGGTTCCGGTCAATGCCTTCAGCCTTCAACCCGCCGCCGTTGATGTCTCCGAGCCTCTCCACGGAAACGTCCACGATTTTCAGGAACGTCCTCGCCGCCTCTTTCGGCATGAAAATCGAGGGGTTCCACTTGGAGCCAACGCCCCACTTGGCGATGAACTGGTCAAATGCCTCTCTGGATTCCGAGTCGGAGCATCCGCCGGGGAACTGGATTTTCCCGAGCGGGCCACCTGCTCGGAACTCGATCTTTGCATCCGCCTCGAAGCGGTGCGCAGACTGAACGCGCCACGTCTCTCTGATGTAGAGCACGTCGCCGAACCAGAACTTCGGCTTGACGGTCTCCGCCCAGTCGCAGAAGACGCCGCCGGCCCCGTTGTTTCCGCACATCAGGTCGAACGTCCGGTTCTCTTCATCGCAGTCGAGGACGAACCGTGCACCTTCAGGCTGTGGGAGAACTACGCGCCGTGTCTCGGTCTTTTCACCGGCCATAATTTTCTGCACCATTGACGTGTTGAACAGGATCGGTTTCAGTTTCGCCACTTGCTATCCCTCCTTCTTGTAAAGCGGGTCATCCTTGCCGAGCACGGGGTAGTCTACCTGCCCGCCTTTTTTGATGACAACCCGATATTTTTTGTTGATCCCCCGCCGTGCCCGGTTTGCCAAAGCGTAAAAGCTGTCGAGGCTGGCACACCCGAGGGCCTTCCGACACTCGGCCGCGTTGCCTCTGGTCAGCAGCTCGCCGCTGTATCGGTCATAGATTTCGTAGTAATTCATCGCTCCACCTTCTCAACGCTGCCCATCGGCACCAGCCGTTTCTTGTTCTCGGCGTAGTAGACGATGGCGAACGGCTTCGGATTGGTTGAGCTGCATCGGAATCCGCTCCTTCCGTACGGCGGTTCGTTCCATTCGCAGAACAATTCCGTGCAGAGCCATGTCACGCCGACGAAGACTCCGGTGAACAAAGCTGTTTTCGTGACGAACTTCTCGCAGGACTCGTAATCTTCAATCTCCTCGCCCTCCGTTGCGTCTTTCCTCCACAGTAGCGCCTTTCCTGCGTCTCCGTTGTCGATCTCGAAGTGATTGCCGCTCGGTCTGATGTATGCGCTGCATGATACTCGATCTCCGAGCCGCAGCTTCGACATTTCAGTCGTACTCGTAGTCACCCAGTTTCACCTCCGTTTCGCAGTCGGGGCATTCGACGTAGCCCCAGTCGTCGCCCCAGCACTCAGGGACATCGAGTTCTCGCCACGGAACCGTGACTTCTCTGCCACAGTGCGGGCAAGTAAATGTGACCGATACCGGCTTCACGTCGATGTGGAAGCCTACCGCTTTGTTCATGGCCGCGCCTCCTTTCTCTGTGGTATTTTGAATTAGCCAAGCGGCAACCAGAGGGTAGAGCAAGGCTCTACATCCTCTGGAGCATCACGCAATGATGAAAGTATTGCCGTCCTCGGCTGGAATCGCTCTATTCGGGTCTTACATCGGCTTTCTGATCTTGACGATGCGGGTAACGACATCTGTGCCACTTTCGCGGAACGCCCCCGGCTCCAGCTTGATCGTCTGAGCATACACGCTGCCGAGGAAGTCTCTGAACTCTACGGACTTCTTATCGCTGCGGAAGAACGTGCTCTCGCACATGATTGCAACCAGAACGCCGCCGGCGTCCAGCAGGTCATAGGCGTGGCGCACATGGTCGATGTCCTGATGGCGCGTAAAGGGCGGGTTCATCACGACGCGGTTGATAGCGCCGATTTCCTTCTTCGTCACGTCCAGAAAATCGCGGTAGCTCACGCCATAGGGCTTCTCGGACAGATACCGCTTCATGTCGGTGTTCAGCTCGATACAGCACATGCCGGCGGGCAAATGCTCCCAAATGACATCCGCCAGTTGGCCGTTGCCGCAGGACGGCTCCAGTACCTCGGATGCGCTGTCGATCTCGGCCATCTCGCACATTCGCTCGGCGACGGCGCGGGGCGTCGGGAAGAACTGATACTCGCGCTTCAGGTCTTTCACTTCCTGCGTGAGCATGACGTTCTCCAGCATCTCCGCCACATCGTCATCCTTGGCGAAGACGTGATCCTTTGCCTTCCGGTTCCACTTGCCGCCCATATTCTCCAGAACTTTGTTGACCTCCGTGTAAGTCTTGCGGTCAAGCTGAACGCTCGGCAGGTAAAGCAGGTTTCCGTCCGCTCTGCACTCGCCCAGCACGTTCAGCACATTCTCAGGGATCTTTGCCATTTGTTTCGTCCTCCTTATTTTTCACCGGCCGCGCTCCGATGAACTCCTCGGCCAGTTGTTGATACTCTTCTGGTGTGATATATCCACGCCGCTTTTGCTGTTTCCAGTAGGCCATGATCTCGTCGTACCGAGTCTTCAGCGAGGCGTATCGACCATAGGCGTCGTTCAGCTCGCGGCAGACCTGCTCAAGCTCCAGCCGCTTCTCTGCGAAATTCTCGGCCAGTTCAAGGCTCGGTGCCCGTCCAAGTCTTGCAGACCCGCAGGCGCAACACATCTTCGGCGCTATGCCCTGCACGGCAAAGGCAGCTCCGCAGTCAAGGCATATCCACTTTTGCTGCCGTCCTCTTGCCATTCAGGCTACCTCCTATCACACAGGTTTTTTCCACCGGCATCCGCGGCAGGCTCCCTCGTGTTCCTGCTTGTACTTACCGCACATATAGCACAGTTCATTGACGGCCGTGCGGTATTCCCGTTCCAGCTTGCGGACCTCGGCAGGCTCCCGGTTGGTGTCTTCGTAGTCGGCCAGCCGGTAGAACACGGCTTCGACCGTCGTGCCGGTCGGCTGAGATACCGTGCCGTCGCTGTTTCGTATCGTCAGGCGCTCCATCGTCATGCCTCCTGATACCGGATGGGCCGCTCGCCGCGCGCGTCGAAGTCAAGGCAGGCTTTTTTCGACTGACAGCAATAAAGCGGCGTCCCAGCTCGCGGGTAGTGCTTGTTCTTGCGAACCTCGCAGATGCCTGACGCTTTCATAGGCTCTCTGAGGAAGTGGTGGCACTGGCCGCAACGTTGGCCGGGGCTTTCTGGTCTGACCTTCAGACGCCCCTCCCTCTCCGCTTTGAGCAGATCGAGAACGTGCTGAAGACTCATACCGTCGCGGATCAGTTCGTCCTCGAACTTTCTGTATTCCACGCAGGCTTCGGCTGGGATGTCAGCGTCCTCGTACTTTTTCAGAACTCCGAGCGCCTTTTCGACCGTTCTGATCTCCTCAGGCTCAAAGCAAAAATCCTGCTCATTGATGATGTCTTGCAGCCTCTTCGCGTATTTCTCCATCTCAATACTCCTTTACTTTCGGTTCGTCGAGCCGTGCGCCGCAATGCTGGCAGAACGGCTCTGTGCAATTCACGTCTTCTCCGCAGTTGGAACAATGCGTGTCTCCCAGCCAGTCGATGACAAGGTGCGCGTGGATCTGCTCCGGTCGGCTCTCGATGATACAGAGCGTCTTCTCCCGCATGGTCGCTGCTCGGTTGACTTCGTCCTGCTCCAGCTCCTTGCCGTCCAGCCATTTGTCAACGCTGTGCATGACGCCAAGGATGATGTACGCCTGATTCTCCAGCATTTCTGCAGCCTCTTTCGCCACTCGAATCAGGCCCTCAGCTCCCTCGTTGTCTTTCGAGTCTGCGGACTCTCTCAGACGTGCGGCCAAATCGACCGCTTTGTCGAAGTTATCCGCCATTCCTATCCATCCCGTAAAAGGCTTCTAAATCGCCCTGTGCTTTGTTCACATGGTCAGGGCAGGCTTTGCACTCAGGCAAAAGTTCGTCCGTCATCTGGTCGATGCGGCCCAGACAATAAATGCGGTCTTTTACGCCGTCGTTCCATTCATGGGATGGATAGCCTCGGTGCCCCAAGGCGCATTTAACGGTTGCCATCACTCGCCCTCCTGTTCCACACTTCGATTTTGTCCGCCTTAATTACAAAACCGGAAAGAACGCAGCCGTTGTACCAGTGCTTCCACTCCCCACGGTTTGCCGTTCTCATGATTGCGCCCATAGGCTTATTGTCTGCGCCACAGAACGGGCAGGGCTTCAGTTTTACTTCCATTGTTCCGCCTCCATCTGCTCTATCTGGGCGCACAGTTCATCCGTTACGTCATTACCGTAGCTGAGTTCTTCGTAACCCCAGCCACCGCCGTCGCTCAATTTCTCCACATCTATCCCGTTCCGTTCCAACCAGAGTCCCACTTCACGGTCAAGATTGCTTGCCATTCCTGTGTAGAGTGCAATCCGGTGCATCTTCTCGCGGATATGCTTCGGCACTTTCATTCCGTTTCTTCGCACTCCTCTCAATCGCAGTCCACATACCACCATCCGGTGCATCTGTCTTCTTCGCCAGACCGTGCATCTTCTACCGGGTCGTAATACCCGGTATGAAAAACAACTTCTTCGCCCTGTGCGGCGTAGAGCTGGAAAAGCAGGTCGCACATGGCGTCCGCAATGGCTTCCGTCTTACACATCAGCTCGTCGCCGTTTCCCCAAACCTCGCCATCTGAATAGTCCCGCATCCGACTCAGGAACAGCTCGAACCAGTCGATTTTTTCCCGCGCGTCAATGTGTTTGACGGGCGAATGGTCTGCCGCCCAGAAGTCAACTCCTTGGAAGTTGTCAGCCATATTCTTCATCTCTCGTCACCTCTTGCCTCTTTCTCCTCCTCTTCGCTGGTCAGATTGGAAATATCGCCTTGCGGGCCGCAACGGCAAAATCTATCCCGCGATTCCAGTTCAAACTCTGACGGCATAAATGGCATCGGGCGTTCTGTGTCCCACAGCGGAGGCAATTCCATGCACCGCCATTTACCGCCTCCAGCCGGCACCTCCACTGTCACGCGCCCCTCCCCGTCGGCCTCGGCCAACTCGCGCAGGCGGGTATAACCTCCGCCGATGCTGTTCAACGCATCCATCATTGCACACCACTCGAACTTCATACTGAGGACTTCCTGCGGCGTCAGCTCCGTGTCCAAATATTCCCGCAGCAGCGGGCAGTGCGCTGCCGGGACCGCCGTGCAGAATCCGCCGACCGCGGTGCAATTCCCGTTATCTGTGTGCCGGTATTTGCATCTCAAGCAATTCACGCCTCCCAATGTTTTGCCTCCCTTCTCAGTAATCGAAACAGGCCATATAGAAGTGAATTTTCCCATCCTTGATTTCGTGGGTGCAGCACTTCCACAGGTCGTGGTAGAGGAACCACACGGTTCCCATCTCGTTCAGGTATTCCAGATTGAAGTCCTTCAGGTACTTTCTGAGGACGTCGTTCACGCTCTCGCTGCCCTTCTGCAGTTCCAGAGGAACATTGAACCACGGAACCTCTGCGGTGATGGGGCCACGGGGCTTGCGCTTCTGGAAGTCAGCGCACAGATCATCAAACCTCGCCATCGTCCCCGCCTCCGCAATATTCGTTGTAGATGCGCTTCAGCTCTCGCGCAACGATGCCATCCTCGATGTCCTCCAGCAGATCATCGAGATTCCACCGCGCCAACTCAAGCCGCTGCCTTACCTGCTCTTTGTTGGCGCGGCGGTATTCCGCTGGCAGGTCGGGGGCATTTTTGAGGATGCTCTGGCACAGCTCAATTTCGCCGCAAAGCTCTTCGAGCCGATGGGCCACCCGCGAAACCATGCAGTCGTCATGCACGAGCAGGGTCTTTCCTTTTCCAATCATTCCGCATTCTCCTTTCCTACGAAAATGCCGGCGTACACAGCGCCGTCAATCAGGTAATGGTAGAACTGGTGTCCTTCGGGAACCTCGTCAGCCGTCAGCGTTGTTTTCCGCATCACCAGCGGATGGGTGCCGACCATGACAACATACTCGCCATCTGGCACGAGCTGCTTCATCCACTCGCTCGGCTTTTCCGAGCTGTGCGTCGTGTGGTCGAACAGGCTGATAGCCGGTGTTCCCGCAATGGGCAGAGGCGCAAAGAACGTCATCTGTTCCCACGCTCCACTGGCAATCATGCCGTTACTCATACTGCGCACGTCCCTTCTTGGCCTCGGCCATGATTTCCTCGATGTTGTTTCGGAGCAGGAAGCGGTAGTCCTGCATCCGCTCCTCCAAAATCTCGGCCGCCTCTCTGCGAACAGCCTCAGGTGTGATGCTCTCACAGTTGCAATGTACGGCCAGAATCAGATCCTTGAACGTGAGCCCGTCGAGGATGTTGTCCTCGGCGCTCACATCGTCACCCAGCTTCCATCTCTTGGGCTCAGTCTCCATTCCCGTTCCCTCCAAATACCGCCTCAATGGCTTCGTACCAAGTCGTATTCTCGCCGACGTTGCAATCGGTCTTCTGGAAGAAGTAGCTCACGATCTCAGGGATGCTCTCCTTAGCCTCCTCGAAGGTGATGCCGTAACTGGTTTCAAACTCTTTCTCGTATTCGGCTCGGTCTTCGTCGGAAACGGCGTCCAGATCTTCGATACCGAACGCATACGAGGTCAGCATACGGAGCGCGTCCGCTTTGCGATACTGCATCTCCTGATACCGGTACGCCGCCTCGATTTCTTCCGGGGCCATCCGGTAGGACTTGCCATAATACTCGAAGTCGATCAGCTCTCTGGTGTTTTCCATCGTAATCATTTTGCTTCCTCCTGAATTACCTTCTGAACCAGCTCGTTCATGCAGTCGAAAAACCGCTGTGAGCAGGCAGCGCCTTTGGCCTTGTAATACTGCAGACCGTCGCACCTGCCGTCTTTGATGGTGACGTTCGCCAGCTTGCTGCAGATCCAACCCTGCGTTCTCAGGGGAACACCCACCTTGTACCGGCGCATGAGGAGCAAAACAATCGGCTCGTTGTGTCCGACATCCCCAACGCGGTAGTCGATGCGGTCGTTGTTCAGGCGCCCACCCTCTCGGATGATTTTGACGGCTGCCTCGATCTCCTGCTTTGCCTTCGCATTTATCTCCTCTGTCTCTCGGTGCCGCTTCTCTGCTTCTTCTGCGGCTATTTTTTCTTTCTCTTTCTGGATGTACTCCTGATGGGCCTCAGACAGCTTCATGCACTCGTCTAACTTGTTCAAGACGCAGGCTCCGACATAATCGGGATGCGTCAGGCCGCCGTTCTTCTCGCTCTGGAGATAGAACTTAACGTGGCTTGCAAGTTGCTTACTGATGCTGGCAACCCACCTCTCAGGCTGGCTCCCAAGGCGCGTAACGACTTCTTCCTCTCGCTTCATTGCCTCGGACACGCTGGTCGGCTGGTTCCACCCATCCCGTTCTCTCAGCTCATTGAAGAAGGCGACCCGCCCCTCCTTGCTGCCGTACAGTTCGTTCACCGCGGGCAGGTAGCCGCAGTTGTCGATCATCTGGAACTCCGTCATGCGCAACGGAATCAGGTAACTGTTCACCTCAACGTGCAGTATATAGCGGTCATTGTCGCACCGCGGGTACTCTATCTCAGGCTTTCCGTCCTTGCGCCACAGCCGATAGGTCGTGGTTCCGTCGGCAACCTCCTTGATGAACACAGCTCGCATCCGACGGCCGGTGCGATTATACATACCGCCGTCGAACAGCGGCGTCATCAATTTTACTTCAGGCATCTTTATCCCTCCCTAAAATTCGGATTGAAGGTATCGCTGTACGCGGCCGTTCCATTCCAGTCGTCGTACCGCACCTTCTCGGTTTGCTTCCCATGTCGGAACGTGATGTTCGGACGGATGCGGTTCCCATCTTCCCACCAGCCCTGATGCTTATAGCAGGTCAGCCAACTGGCGAACGGCTCTCTGTAAAGCTGCCGCATGAGGTATCCGCCATTATCCGTTCTTTTCCAAATCTCTGCGTCCGTGCCTTCCAAGACGCACACAAACTCGACGTCAATGGTCTTCGGCGGGTTTCGCGTCGAGTCGTTCTTGTATGCGTTCCATGACACCTTCGGGAACCATTCTTCGCAAACTTTGCTGTACTCCATTGTTGAGTTCTCTGCGATGTACGACTCACCGAGCAGCTCAATGTCCTCCTCTTTCATGTAGAGCTTGCCAGAGTTGCCGTCGGCGTCGGTGAATACGACCGTCTTGCGCCCCGCCAAAACGGCGCTGTTGTTGCCTCCGTACGGGGCCGCCTCTTCGGGCGTGATGTCTCTGATTTCAATTTCCATTAAACAGTCTCCTCAAAATGAAAAGCCAGCCGCTTCGCGTAGCTCCTTTGCCGCCACCTCAAGCCCGTGTCGGAGCCGCTCGTCGTCTTCAATCTGCTCCATCGTAAAGCCGCAGGCTTCCACGGTTTCCTCGACCTCGCAGGTGTAGGTGTACTCGTGATCGCGAAGCTCGTACAGAAACATATCCTTGATGAACCCATCTCCGGTTTCATCTGCCTGGATGGCGTCCTCCGCTTCCTTGAAGTTTCGGGCCAGCGTATCGGCAATCATCTGCGCATCTTTGGCGAGGCAGAAGCCGCCGCCAAAGGTATTGCAGAGCTTGTCGGCGTCGTTCTTCGTAAGTCCCAGTTCCTTCAGGACTTCGTCGAAGCGTTCCTCTGTGAACGTCCAGTAAATCGGAAGTGCGTTGACTTCCTCCTGATGGCGTTTCTTCATTTCTGCGTATGTGTTCACCGTTCGATGGCCTCCTTTGCATTTTCGTTGACCGTTATCGGCGTCGTATGGTGAAGCCGAGTCCGCTTCACAATGAACTTCTTCTTGCAGTAGAAACACGGAACCTTGTAGTTCCCGTTCCATCCTACCATGTTCGCTCTCCCGCAATGTGGGCAGTCAATGATGCCAAGCACCGGCTTGTTCGCCATAGCTCGTTCCCTCCTCAATACCAAATCAGGTTGATACCGCCGAGCTGCTCCACGCGGCCGGTCATCGCCTCCACGTCCACAAGTTTCTTTGGCAGCCGCTCGTCTTCGTTCCACGCTCGGATCAGTTTCTCCAACTCCTTATCGGGAGTCGGTACGGCAAAGTCGCACCCGAAATTGTAGACCATCTGATCGAGCAGCTCCTCGTAGATGCCTTCCTTGCCGGCCACAACCTTCTTTCTCTGGTCGCCGTGAAAATTGATGCTGCCGAGGAACAGTCGCCCGTGCATCATCTTCAGCGCCCGCAACTGTTCGCGGTTCCAGTCGTTGTATGTGGCATCAGCTTCTCTCGGTTCCAGATACCCGCCGGTGCTGCGGATGTAATCGAACTGCATCTTTCTGGCGAATGCGAACGTGATGCTGCCCTCCAGCTTGGTCTTCCAGTCCAGACTTCTCAGGTTCAGCTTTCCGTTGTTTGCCCAGCCCATGTCGAGCTGGCCGTTTGCGTCGCTGTTCTCGAACGACCAGAAATGGTCACGATACACGCACTCGCTGTTGACGTTCACGCCCCTGCCCTTGGCCTCAGAGCGGGAATAGCGAACCGGCTGACGGTCAACCTCGCGGTTGTGCTCCTCGTCCTCCTTCAGATAGAACAAAACCGTGTTCTTATCTCTCTCGGCCCCGTGGTAGCTTGGGCGGTAAGCGACCACCCCCAGCTTCTCCGCGATCTCGTCGAGAGTTTTCTGCTGCTGCGTGTACCAGACATCAGTTGCCGTTACCAACTTCATCGTCGTCCTCTCCTTTCAAGGTCATTTCATCTGTGAATATCAGCCGGCCGCATCCGTTGCAAACGAACCCGCCGCTGTCGAACCTGATCCAGTCAGTGCAACCGCACTCCGGGCAGGCCGCAAAATCTTCATGCCGCCATCCTCCGTTCGTAGTCCTTGATTTCCTCAAGCGTCAGCCACTCAGGCTTGCCGCTTTCAGGGAAGCTCCACCAAAGGGCTTTCATGTACTCGATATGGTCGGCTACGTTGCCGGCCCAAAGATACTTCGTGACCCGGTTGCCGTGCCCGAGGAAATACTCGCAATCCTGCTTCATGCGGTCGAGCATCTGGTATCTAAACCGCAGGCTCCATGTCAGAACCACGCTGACCTTATCGGTCACGGCCATTACTGCTCACCTCCAACCAGTGCTTTCCACCCCGGCTCCTCACCGAGCCACATCGACTGCAGCCAATCGTTCTTGCAGAAGTACCGGCGATAGTGGCTCGGCATCGAGTTCACCGCGAAGTTGCGGATCTGGCGCTTGCGCTCCTTGCC